GAAATCCGTAAAAAGCTTCGATCCCGTAAAAACCGCGGTATCGAATACCTTCGACGCGATCCTCTTCTCCTGCGCCTGCAAAACCCTGCGCGTTACGATCTGAACGGTCGTAAGCTCGGCATCGAAATCCGTGGCGTACATTTCCCGCTCGGAATCGTCCAGAGGCCCTTCCAAACCGTGCTCTTCGCAGTTGTACTGCCGGTCTTTCGCCTGAAAGGTGTCCCGGTTGTAATTGCCGCGAGGCGCGCGCTTGGTATCCGCTTCGCGCGTGATGCTCTCCCGGGTGATCGCCGGAAAGATGCTCGCTTTCTTTTTGGTTTGAAAAATAGGCAGAACCTTTGTGCCTATAAACTCTTCCTGCGACTGGATAAACTCCAGCGCCGCTTCCCCTAACTCGAGTCTCGGTACTGCTCTTGTCCCTTGATAGTCTGGCATGTTTCATTCCTCCTTTTTATTAGGCAAATAGCCCTTCGATAACTTCACTGTCGCTTGTTGATGCTTCCAGCGCCTTGCCGATAATAGAACCGCTCACGGTTGCGCTGATCTTCCCGTCATTGGCTCCGTAAACACTGCCTCCGGCGCTGATCGCCCCGGCCGCAACCATCTTGAACGTCCTGCCGGTGCTCTTTAAATCAACACTGACATGCTCGCCCAAAGCGGCCTTGGCCGCGGTAATCCCGATACACGCTTCGCCTGCATCGGCGTATTCCACCTGCGAACCGCTCCCCGTACTCAACTTGACCCTGCGGTAAGCTTCAAGTTCCTCTCCCGCGATAAACGCTTTTGAACCGATATTGAATTGAGACATCGCCCTACCTCCTTTTGGTTATTTTCTTTTGTCCGCTGTTGCCTTAAGCGCATCGGTCGTACTGCACCCGCTCTCTTTCTGATACTGCCGGGCGCGCTCCAGATGCGTCATCTGCTTCTTGACCGGTTCTTCCTCTGCGTCGGGCCCCAAAGACGCCACAGAAGCCTTCTGCAGACCATCAAGCTGTTTCTCCTGAAACTTGATGACTGAATTCTCGAATGTCGCGCCGCTTTCAACCGACTCGAGCGCGATATCGGTCATATCCTTGAACACTTTCGATTTCTTCAAGATCGAGACTGCCCGTTCGCGCTCTTTTCTGATCCCCTCTTCGACCCCGAGCGCGTGAATGGAGTCGTAAAGGCCGGAATGCTCCGCCTTAAATTTTTCCATCGTGATTTCTTCTGGCATTTTCTTTTCCTCCTTATTTTTATTTACTCCATACCTTTCCAAGAACGCGATCACCTTCGCAACCGATTCCGGCTGGTTTAGGAATCTATCTAAAAAGACCGTCATCTCCGCCGACGGCCTGACACTTTCCGAGAAGAAAGGCATCCCGAAAAGACCGTTGTTTGCCGCCGGATCATCGACAATATCCACGGACAGAAGCTTCTTCACGCGGATAAATGGCGGCAGATCCTCGCCGTCTTTTACTTTCTCTTCGCGGAATTCCTCGTCCCAGTGGATAACCATCGAAGACCCGAACGCCTGAGGATCGCTTTCGGCAAGGTTCATGACATAATCGGCAAGGTTGCCGTCCGGCGTTTCGTGCGCGGTCGAGTCGATATGCAGATCCGCGCGGACAATATCACCGTCCCTCCTGAAATTTCTTGTCCTCCCCAAAAACGTGCCGAGCGCGGTGCTCGACATGTTCGGATGACCGAACCTCGATTTGACTCCGGCTTTAACCTTGTTGCCCAGCTCAACAACCGAATCCAGCGCTATGTCATCGAACTCACCCCTTTCGTCATGAGTAACCCCCTTGGTTACAACAGCAAAACCCTCGATAACCTCTTCCTTGCGGTTAACGCGCACGCCGCCGCGCGCGATATCCGCGCGAAAATAAGTGTCTTTATTCGCCATCTCGCACCTCTCTCATGTCGGTAAAGGAAACGTCAATCTCAACCGGCATCGACATCCGGTTTTTTGCCCCCACGAGAATCCTCTTCGCCTTCTTCACCGGTATTTTTCTGCTTTTCTTTTGCTTTGTTTTCATCCTGCACCTCTATCCCAAGTTTCTTCATCTTCTCCTGCTCACGCTTGCGCTGTTCGAAACACTCTTCCCAGTCCTTGCCGTCCTGCGCATAGATATCCGAATACGTCACGATCCCGTTTCTTAATCCCACCTCGGCGGCCTGCGCTTCTTTAAGCGGATCCACCCATTCCCATCCCGGGGCGATCCATGAAGCCCCAGTCCAGCGCTGTCTCTTTTCGTAAAATGTATCCGCCGATATTTCGCCGCTTAAATACGCCTCTTCCAGCAACATATCCCAGACCGGCTGGCAGAATTTCTGCGCCAGCCATTCCTGACGCATCCGGAAATAACGCCGCGCCTCGAGCAAAGCCGCTCGCGCGCTTGAATAATTCGTTTTCGAGAAATCCTTGGCCACGAGTTCGTACGGCAGACCTAAAGCCGCAGAGATGGCCTTCAAGATGCGGTCAACAAATGGTTCGAAACTCGATCCCGGCCGCTGGGGATTAAACGACGTGATGCTCTCTCCCGGCATCAGGTGCTTGATCATGCCCGGCTCAAGGCTTTCGATAAACTGACCCGAAGGATTTCTTTCGTAAGCACCGCCCGCCGAAACATCCATAGACGCTTCCGATGTTATAAATAGCGAGAAACACGCGGCGATCCTCGCGGCCACGAGTTCGGCTTCCGCGTATTCCCCAAGATCTTTGAAATAAGATAAAACCGGCGCAAAGAACGGCACCCCGCGCGTCTGTCCCGAACGTAAAACGTAGTAGAGGTGAAAGACATTGCGCCTGCCGTATTCATTGAACGCCGGAATTTCGATAAATTCTTTTTCGCCGCTTTTGGCAATACGCGATTCGCCGGGATGCGTCTTCTGAATAAAATACGAAACCGCCTCGCCCTTTTCGCCTATGCGCACGCCCGCGCGTATTGACTTGTCTCCCCGTTTATCCGAAGGCGTATCCAGCCGGTCGGATTCGATCACCTGCAAAGCCGTCCTGTAAGGACGCGAAGGATCCTCGATCATCATCGGAACGATCAATGCTTCTCCGTTTTCGAGAATCTGGCGGTCGACAAGCTGTTGGATCTCGTAAAAGTCCATGCGCCTGCCCGCATCCGCATACGGAATCCATCTCTTCCAGACACGCTCCGCGTCTTTCTGAAACTTCGCCGTTTCTTCTTCACCAAGTCCGATCTCATCCCTGTCGATACGCGACTGCGGACGAATGCCTGATCCGACCACATTGGTGGTCATGGTTGAGGTAATGCCGGATGCGTGCGCATCGTTGCGGTTTAAATCGCGGCTCCGCTCGCGGATATCTTTCAACTCCGGTAAAAGGTCAGCGTCCGCGGATCCTCCTCCCGGCATCCACGATGAACGAAGACGGTCGCGTGACGCGCCTTTGTAAGAACTGAACGATCTGGTGACTTTTATGGCTTCGCGGTACATGCGCCGTTTAAGGCCTGCGCGCGGTGAGAAAAAAGTAATAAGGCCATCCAAGCCGCTGGATAATTTTTCGGTCAGCGGTATTTTCATGACGGCCTCCCGAATGACACATATGTGGTCGCTCCGCCTGAACCGGCGATCTCGCGCCTGAGTTGATCTCGCAACTTGTAGAGATCCTGAAGCGGAATGTACTGAAGATTGCGGCCGCCGATCGAATACGACTGAACCGCACCGCCGGTGATCCGGGCATTGATTGCGGTCTCGACGTTATCGAGCATTTCCTGTTTTGTAGGTACGGCCATGCGTCCTCCTCTTGAACCCAATAAAAAAGCCACCTCCGGCCAGCATGCTGGAGATGGCTTTTACTGCTATTGGGCGCGAAAACGGTGATCAGCCGTCTCGCAAAAGTGTATCAACTTCAATAATATGTAATTCTCATACTTTTGCAATGGGGTCGTTACTACGGAGTAGTAAAAAGTCATTTTTCATCATCAACCTCAACAGACTTGAAATTATGCCCGCATTTATAACAGCTGTGATACCGGATCGGCGGGTGCGTCGAATAACAGCGCGTATTTTTACTTCTGCATTTCGGGCATCGGATAGGAATAAAACGAACGCCATAATCTGATGAATCATTCGGCGGTCGGCCGAACGGCTTTACCCGGGGCTGGGAACTCCCGCCGTTATTCAGCCAGTTTGATTTTCTTTCTATCCATCGCCCCATTAAATCCACGATCCTTTCGTCTTGCGAAGCCACCCTCCCCGGACTGATTCTTCCGTAACCGGCTGATGAACTCGAGGCGCATCTTCTTTTCGCATATTAAGAGCACGGATGATATCCGCGGCCGCCAGCGCGTACACCTCCGCGTCCAGATAGTGATTAGCCGCGGCCTCTTTCTTTTTCTGCCAAACCTCTTTTGCTTTGCCGGTTGTGCGGTTGCGGATGAGAACTTTATGCTCCGAAGTAAACTGCATGAGGTAATCGTCGCTCGGATTGCGAAAGATATGCCACTTGCCCGGGTTCTGCGAAGTCACCAGACGGTTGATCTTGTCCTTATATTGCGTGACGTTTAAATTCCACAACACAAGTCCGCCCGGAATGACCGCGCCGGTTCTTGAATTGATATCGATCTTGTTTGCCCGGTAAAAACGGCCGCCGGTAATTTCTTCAAGCCCTTTGATCGCCTTTGTCTTATCCGGCCAACTGCGGCAAAAACGGTAAACCTCGTCCGTCCTGAAACCCGAATCGATGCATGACATATAAACGCTTAAGGTATCCGCGGTATTCGCTCTGCGGTATTCCGTC